GGTGCTGCACGAAGCTGTGCACCGTGCAGCAGATAGCGTCCTCATGAACAAATCCCATCCGCTGACCCGTCGGCTGGATGCGCTGCGCACCAACTTGCTCAAGTCCATGCCGGCAACGACTTATGGCCTGTCCAATGTGCGCGAGCTTCTGGCCGAAGGGATGACCAACCCGGTGTTCCGCCGCGACCTCAGCCTGATCAATGTGAACGGTGAGAAAATCTCCGCGTGGCAGAAGTTCAAGAACATCATGCACGGGTTCTTGCGGTCGATCATGGGCGGGCCGACACCGGGGCCCGGCTCCGCACGCTCCGAGATTGACGCGATTTTTGACGCGATCCTTGCCAGCAACCCCAACGAAGTCATGTCCGGGGAAATCCTCGGGGCGTCTTTCTCCATGGACGGTGCGCGTAATGTGCTCGACCGGGTACACGCGAACACGCGCCGTCCCACCAAGGCCGATATGGAGCGCGTCGGTAAAGTGCTCGCAGATAAGAAAATCCCGCCGGGCTGGAAGGGGATGTTCCTCCGCCTGTTCGTGCCGCTAGATTATCTATCCGCTTCGGCAGAGAAATACATGCCGAGCGCGCGCGAGGTGCATGACCTTATCCAGCAACACAAGGCCCGGACCCAGCACGTTCTGGAGAAAGTGACGCAGACAGTTTCGTCAATCTCACGTGCCCTGAACAAGCACCGTCGCGATCAGAGCATCGTGGACGACTTCAACCGAGTGCTCTCGCAAGGTTCGCTCACCGGGGTGGACGCCCGCAAGCCGCGCTCGGCCTATGAGGGTTACGGGTATCGCTACAACGTGCTGGACGCGGACGGCAACATCACCGGGATCGTGGAGTCGCCGCGGTATGCGACCGTGCCGGAGCGCGACGAAGCCCTGCGCGCCTACAACGCCAAACTACCCGAAGGCACCCCCGCCAAGGCCCGTGCCCGGCAAGGGTTTGAGCAGACAGACACGATGCTGGAGGATTACGACCGCATCCGCGCGGCCTACGACCGGCTGCCCGCCGATCTGCGGCCCGCGATCAACCGCGCGTTCGCCCTGCCACTGGCGATCAGTGAGGATCTGACCGCGGCGATCAAGGCGCGGCTGGCGTCACTCCTGCCCGAGGACTACCACCTCCAGAACAAGATCTTCGGTGCAATATATTCGCGGATGCTGTCGGGGATGAACATCGACCCCTACCAGCCGCTACGCCGCGAAGGGGAATACTGGCTGTCCTATTCAGCGATGGACCCAGAAACCGGCACGGTGGATACCTTCAAACACTCGTTCCATACAGTGGAGCAACGCAACCATGCGATCCGTATGCTGGAGGCGCTGCCCGCAGACCAGCAGGTGTCCGGGATTGTCTCCTACCAAAACCCCGGCGAACGGAAGGCTCAGCCACGCGTAGCCATGGAGTTCGTGGCTGATGTTCTGGATGCGATTGACGGATCGGAAGTCCTCAAGCAAGTGGATAACGGCGCGCTGCGGGGCGAGATCATCAACTTGATGTTCGACAATATGCCCGAGACATCTTTCGTGCATAGCTTCCGGCGCCGGCAGGGGGTGCGGGGGTTCATTGGCGATTTTGGTCCGGTCACGGACGGGCTCACCGCAGGGGACACGATCAAGAACCTCCAGAAGGGATCTGAGCGCGTCGCGCGTCAGGCGGCCGACCTGCACTACGGAGCCAAGTTCGCGGCTACGCGTTCCAAGCTCAAGAAAGAATTTGACGAATTCCAACACCGGGAAATTCCGGGCATGTCCAACGTGCAGCGTTCCAACGAAAACGCCATCGCGGAACAATACCACAAGGTGCTGGACGACTACACGGGGGTGGCCTTCCGCCAACGCTCCAAATGGGCGCGCCGCGTCGTGGGCGGGGCTTATATGATGACGTTGGGCTTCAACGCGTCAACCGCCCTCATCACCTTGGCGCAGATCCCGATGGTAGTCACCCCGTACCTCTCAGGCAAATACAACGTGCGCGGCACAGTGGCGGCCATAGGCGAGGCTAGCCGCCTGCTCACCAGCAGCGGCCGGGAACGGCCCGTGACCCGGATCGGCGAGGATGGGCAGTTGGAGACGCACCGCGCTCGCGTCTATCGGTGGGACTATTCGCTGAACAACTATGATTTCACCAAGCCCGAGAATGCCTATCTCAAGGAACTGCATGATGTCGCTGAGTTCAACGGGCTGTTCAACCGCTCGCTGGTGCAGGACGAATTGCTCGGCGAGACCGCAACCCCCACTGAGAAGGTGGCGGCAATCTCCGGAATGATGCAGCACCATGCAGAGCGATACTCGCGCGAGACATCCCTGATGGCAGCCTATTTCCTTGAGTTACAACAGCGCATGGGCAACTCGGATGCGATGGGGGATTTTATAGCGAAGCTGCGCTCTGGCGAGGTCATGGCCGACCCTGATATGGCCCGCGCTGCGGCGAAGGTCGCGGTGGATCTATCCGAGACGACCAACGGCCCGATCTACGCAGCCGGCGGCCCGCTCGCTTCCAATAACGATCTGGGCTCGGTGCTTTACCTGTTCAAACGCCACCCTCTGTCAATGATCAACCTGCTCGCGCAGACTGCGATCCGCAGTGCGGGTCCGAATACGGAAGATCGACGGATCGCGCGGCGCCAAGCCGCTGGCCTATTCGGAATGCTCGGGCTGATGTCCGGGGTCATGGGCTTGCCCCTCATCCAGCAGATTGGCTGGTTGTGGGATATGATGTTCACCGACGACGATGATCTGGATTTCGAGAGCACCTTGCGCACCTCGCTCGGCGAGGCGGGATCCTACGGCCTCCTCGACTACATGACAGGGCTCAAGGTATCCGAGCGGATTGGTTACGGGGATGCCATCTACCGGCCGGGCTTCGCCTCCGATAACCTGCCGACATATGCGCGTCTCGTTGAAGGGTTCGGCGGACCAGTCGTTGGGCTCGGGATCAAATATTCAGACCGCGTGCGTAAGCTCATCGGCGAGGAAGAATACTGGCGCGCCGGGGAAGCGGCGGCGCCGACGGCATTGGCCAACATGATGCGCGCAATTCGGTTCCACAACGAGGGTATCCGCACCATGCGCTACGACCCCATCGTGGAGGACGTAGGGCCGTTCAGCACCACCGCGCAGGCGCTCGGGTTCATGTCTGCCCCCTACGCGCAGCAGCTTGCCGCCAACGCCGCGGGCACGAGGATCAACAATGCTATCGCCTCCAAACGCACCAACCTGATGCGCCAACGCTACGTGGCGCTGCGCAAGGGGGATGCGGCGCGGGCGCAGGAGATCATGGCCCGGATCCAAGAGTTCAATCAGGCGCACCCCTACTATCCGATCACCCCCGCGGACCTTCGCGCTTCCTTGCGGAGCCACGAGGACACCTCGGCCCGGACCCATAGCGGCGTAGCCTTCAACCCGAAGATAGACGCCTATATCCGCGACCTCACCGCGCAGTTCGGACCCGCAACGATCCGCGGGTAGTCGGAAACAAAAAAACCCCCCGGCGGGGAGCCGGGGGGTGAGGTGGGATCGGGAAGGAGCAGTTGGACCTCATGGAGGCTGGCACCACTATATCATGCCGTTCTCCATATGCGAAGCCCCAATATGTGGTTTTGTTCCGTTACTTGAAATCGAACTTTCCAGTGCCGCCGGGCAAAGATTGCCAGCACCTGTTTCTGGGCGCGGGCGACGTTGATGCAGGGAATGAAGATGGACCCGCCGACGGGCATGGCGCTCCAGTGGACCACCATGCGTACGCCGTCCGGGCCGAGATCATCCTCCCGTAAGATGCTCATCTGGAGCCTCGGGCATGTCGAACGACCCGCATTCGAGCTGGAGCACCGTGGTTGATGGCAGGCTCATCTTGGTGCCTTTCCCCAGACGGATCTTGGCCTTCTTGCCATCATACTTCTCGGAGAGCTCCATCATCACGCTGTCGTAGTTGAGGCGCTGCTTGGTGCACCACTCCTTGAACGGACGCAGCACGATGAACAGGCGCTTGAGGTCGGTCTCATAGCGGGCGACAAGTTTCACCCGCGGCTGTTGTTCGGGAACCACAAGCGCATCCAGACCGTTGTTATTGGCCGCCCCGCGATTGTCCTCCGTGCTTTTGATCCACAGGATGCTGCCGTAATGTTCGTTCACGAAGTCATTGAGCAAGGTATCCACCGAGACCTTGGCCGCCACGCTGGCTTTCAGGTTATCCTTGATCAGCTCCACCACCCACGCCAGCAGCTTGCCGGGATCATAGGCCAGCAACCCTGCCTCTCTTGCGAGGATCAGAGCCGTCACCGCAACCGCCCCCTGCACCGACCAGAACCTGTTGGTCATGTCGAGCCCGCAGGCGTCGTCAATCTTGCGCTGCACGCTATCCAGCAGTTCCGCGGCAGTGTCCATGTCCTTGAGCAGGTGCTGGATGAATACCATCGCCGCATGGCCCGTATGCTTGCCCACGGCCTTGGCAAAGTCGTCGGTCTCGGCCTTATTGTCGAATTTGATTTTCTGCGCATGGAACCGCAGCACGCGCTGGACCTCCGCTGCCGGGTTGGCCTTCACCGCATAGACCTTGGACAGCATGGAGTAGTTGGAGGACGCGGTGACGGTGGTATGCCACGCATCGCCCCGGTGTCGCTCGTCGTTGGAGCCCGAGGACATACGGGCCTTCTGCCGGCCCGATGTGATCCCGTAGATGAGGTCCGACGTATCCTGCGCGGGGAATTCGGTGAACTCGTCAAATTGAAGGTTGACGTCTTTCATCAACTCGATCCGGTTCATCCGGGCGTTCAGAGTGTCCTTGGGCCCGACGATGAGATCTTCCGGATCGCCGTAGATAGACAGGGCAAACCGCTGTGTGGTGGTCTTGCCGTGCCCCGACCCGTCGCTGTAGAAATCGAAGATCGCCGCATTGACCGGGGTGAGGCGCATGAGTGGGGCAGCCAGCGCCTGACATACAACAAACTGATACGCCTCCATCCCCTCGCGGTTATAGAACTCGGCCTGTTCCTTCCATCCTTCCAACGTGCCGCGCGGCCGGAACGCCGGGAACAGGAAAGCGGTCTTGGAGGACGGCGGGTTGTAGCCCACGCGGTCAGCGAAGATCTCCTGCTCGCCCAGCACATAAGATGTCATAGCGTCGTCCGTCCAGCCGAACTGGGTCCGGGCCATGTCCGCCACTGTCGTCGTTTGCAAATCGTTGATCCATGCTTGTGTATATGCCATAACGGCCTCCCATTTTTTAGACCCAACTGCCACTCCGTGCTTGGACAGCACTTTGCGCAGATCCTCTTTCGACGTTGCCGCCACCAACGGCACGACAAATTCCCGCACCTCGTCGTTCGGCAGGTGCAGTTTACCGATAACGCATTCGCCAGCCTCAACATCGACCACGCGCTTGGTGTAATACAGATCGTTCATGTAGATCGGCACGAGTTCCGTGCCGCCGTCCTCGCTATCCTCTTGGATGTAGACCCCGCCGCGCGCGCCACGAACGAACGGGAACGGATATCGCGGGATAGACGCGGCACCCGCAGATGCATAGACGACAACGGGTTCGCCATCCTCGTCCTCGACCTCCTCGGTTTCGGCAACGGCGACCTCCGCTCCGAGCTGGATTGGCGAGGTGATCTTTCCCCACAGAGGGCAGCCTTCGCAGCCTTCGGGGCGGATGTCCTCGAACGTGGTGCAGTGGAACGGCCCTGCAATCCCCTCCAACTTGGCCTCGGTGCGGTCATGGCTATATTCGGGGTGGTCCCTCGATATGATATGCGCCGCCTTCTCCCCGTCCGTGCAGAATTTGGCAATCGACAGGGCCGCGCGCCACAGGGGCTCGTCTACCTCGTCCTGATGCGCCGCTGCATAGGTGATCTGCGCGCAGCCCGATCCCGCCATGGACTTGGTGAGGATACGCCGAAACGAGTTGGCCCGGTTGCGGGTCAATCGCTGCATTACCGGATCGTCCACAGCCTTCATCTTGACGTTGGCGAAGATCCCGGCATCGGCCGGCGCCGCCTTGGCCCCCAGCAATTCCGCATAGAAGGTCAGCGGCCTGCTACCCGTAAGCCGGCCAAGGATATGCACAGGCGCGGTTGTATCGTGCTTATAGTTCGTGGTCCCCGGAACCCGCAGCACGCGCGCCGCGTCCGCCGTCACGCTAGGATCAATCGACAACCCATGCGCCACACAGGTGCGCTTGAGCGCGCGAGCCACCGGCAACCAGTTCTCCACCGGCACATCTTCCTCCAGCGGCCAGTAGGCGTGCACCCCGTAGCCGCTGTTCACCATGATAGGTTTGGGCATACCCACGTCGGCGCAGAAATCGCGCAAGGCCGCCAGAGCTTCGGCGGCGTCGGCGTAGGGCTTGCCCGGCCCGCAATCGAGGTCGATGTAAAGACTGCGCATGGCAACGACATTGGCGGCCTTACGACTGCCGCTGTCGTCAAACGTCCCCAGACCGAAATAAACATCGCGGCCGCTGGCATCCATCTCACGTGCCGCGGCCAGCATCTTTTCAACTGACGTGTAGAATTTCTGCACCTTGCTCGTGCCCGGCGAGGCCGCGAATATGCAGTATAGCCCCGTACCCGCGAGTACGCGGGAAATAAACGTAGTAGTCTCCATGTCCCCCACCCGATCATTTATGCGCGGCCCCCAGATGCACCGGGGACCGCGAGGGTTTATGGGTGGTTAGTCGTCCCAGCCGTCGATCACAGAGGCCAACTTGTCCGCGGTGCTCTTTGCCGCAGGCTTGGCCTTGGCAACCCGCTTGGGCTCTGCGTCGGCCGCAACCTCACCTTCCTCGTCCCCGTCCTCGCCCTCGTCCTCCTCGGGTTCCGGAGCGGGCTTGGCCTTGGCCTTGGCGCGGGCCTTGGGCTTCGGCGCCACTTCCTCCTCGCCCTCGTCCTCCTCGGGTTCCGGAGCGGGCTTGGCCTTGGCCTTGGCGCTGCCGTCAGCCTGTGCGGGCGACGCCACCGTCATGTCAATCGCCTTGAGCGCATCTTCGCCCTCGTAGACTTCCAGCGCCTCGGCCAGCTCGTCCTCGTCCAGTGCCCGCACGGCGCTGAAATACAGCTTCGGTGTGGCGCTGTCCTCGTCAAACGACATCTTGGTCAGCAGCGCAATCGCCGGGGCCTCGTTGGCGGTCAGGTGCTTGATATAGGCTTGCAGGCCCATGTTGCCGCCCTTGGCTTCGCCAAAGATCGAGGTGGCCGGGAGTTGCAGGCGATAGACTTCCTGCAAGTCATTCTCCAATGCCACGGCCAGCCGCTGCGAAAACCGGCACGCGCGGCTGTCGTTATTGCCTGACCCTTTGACGTTCATCGGGCAGGTGGCACAGCTATCCGACTGCCGGTTCGCTGCGGGCACCTCGGGTGCGGGGATTTGCGTATCCGACGACCAGCACATGGGCGACGACGGGTTCTCCGGATCGTATTCCCCAGCGAAGTAGGTCCGGGAGACAGACGATGCGTTCAAGATGACCATGTTAAGGTCCGGGTTGCGGTTCACGGCAACCTGCTCGCCATCCACGATCATGCGGAATTTGCCGCCACGGATAGAGATCCGCTTGCCGGTCTCGCCGGAGCCGCCCGCCATCTTGCGGTTTTTGTCGAGCAGTGATTTCAAAAGGTCAGCGTTGACCAGCGAATTGCCTTTGAAAATGGCTACGTCGTTCATTCCTCGTTCTCCTCATGTTTATCGTTATCAAGGTCAAGATGGAGCTGCCCATCATCTCCTGATCCAGCGGTGTTCGTCAACAGGGCTTGTTCAACCTTAACGGGGTCGAACCGGAAAACCCGACCGGCTTTGATGTAGGTGCCGAGCGGGATTTCCCCCGAGGCGACCATGGTGGCGATGGTAGACGGGGCAACCCCCAGCAAGTTTGCCATCGCGGCGGTGGAAATATATTTCGGGTCGGTCATGCCTTCCTCACTGTGATTGTGTATTCCGAGTCTGCGTTCAGGCCCGGAAGCGGGGTGTCAGGATGCTCCTCCAGATATTCCTTGACGGCGCCTTGGTTGAGCCGTTTCTCCAGAAACTCGGGGGCGTTGTTCTCCACGATGAAGGCGTGCATGGCAGCCCAATCGCTGGTCCAGTAGCGAGTACGCAAGGTGCGATAGGCCATGCCCGATGCAGTGCGCACGCTCTCAAGCTCATTCTCCTTGCAGTAATCCAACAAGGCCGCCTTGATCACGTCCATCTGTTCGGTCAGTTGCGCATCTTCTTCCTTGAACTTATCCGCCAGAGCGGCCTTGGCGTCGCGGATCTTCACGAAGATGCGGATCAACTTGTCGGTGCTCATGTCAGTCATTGCGGTGCTCCTTATTCCTTTTGGTAGTGTTATATGTTGTTTCGGCCCGTTACGCAAGCTCTTTTTCGTATAGGTCGATCACTTGCCTGTGCAGGTCCATTTTCCCGTCCAGTAGTGAATACATCCGCGTCTCGACCGGGGATCCTTCCAGCCGCACTACGGTGCATTTGTTGACTTGTCCCTTGCGGTGGATCCGCGCGTTGGCCTGTTCGTAGATCTCGGCCGAGGCTGTTGGCCCCCACCACACGACCGTATCGGCGGCGGTCAGCGTCACCCCATGCGCGGCAGCTTGGGGCTGGATCAACAGCACGCGCGGGTTGGGTTGGGTTTGGAATGCCTTGAATATATCGGTGCGCGCCCCTGCGGTGATGCCCCCGTGGATCTGTTCGGTGGTGTATCCGTCGGCGATCAGCTTCTCGGCCAGTTGGTCCATCACGTTGCGGAAGGGCGCAAAGACGATCACCTTGTTCGGGGTCTCATCCAGCACTTCCTTGAGCACCTTGTATCGAGACCCGATGTCGAACTGCAACGTGTTCTGTGCATCGGTATAGACCGAACCCGACGAGAGCTGGAGCAGCTTGGACATCACCACAGCCGCGTTGCCTGCCGTGACTGCCTCCCCCGCAGCGTCCATCAACATCTCCTTGCGCATCTTGTCATAGAACCGCTTCTGTTGGGGGGACATCGGGACAGATCGCGAGACGTAGAGCATGTCGGGCAGGTCCAGACATTCCGCCTTTGAAAATCTGATCGCGGGTTGTAGCACCCGGTGCACGGTGTCAGCGGCGTCGGGCTTGGGGGCCCATTTGAACTGTGTGATCTTGTTCATAACCTGATCGCGAAAGGCGCCGAAATAGCGCGGCACAAGGTGGGGGCTGACCAGCTTGGCAAGCCCGTAGGCATAGTCTGGCCCCTGCGCAGCGGGGGTGCCCGTCATCATCCACAACCACGTATCCGGCTTGATCAGTCGGTGCAGCGCCTTCCAGCGAGCGGTCTGCGCGTTCTGATATGCGCTCGCCTCGTCAACGATGATCAGGTCGAACCCGCCGGCAGCGATCTCTTTCTCCATCACCTTCACGCCGTCGTAGTTGATCACGACAAATTCAGCGTCGCTCTGGATGATTGCCTTGCGCTTGGCCGCGGATCCATAAGCCACATCCACCCGGCGGTGCATCGCAAAGGTAAACATATCGGCGCGCCACGCAGCATCCATGATCGACACCGGGCAGATGATCAGCGCGCGCTCGATCAGGCCCTCATTCATCAAGTAATCTGCCGCCCAGATGGCGGAAGCCGTCTTGCCGGTGCCGGGGTCCGAAAAACAAAACGCGCGCATGTGCATGGTAAGGAACGCGGCCGTGTCTTTCTGGTGGGCCATGGGCTTGTGCCTACCCGGCCAATTATATTGGCCCTCAATGGGCGCGGGGATGTCGAACCCCAGTGCCTTGAGTGCATGGGCTTGTGGCACCTGCCACGGAACTGTGACCTCGTGCTTGCCCTCGGCGGTCGCGCCCTCCACCGCTTCCAGCACGCGCGCAGGATTGCGCAGGCGCAGAACCAGCGCCTTGTTGTCGATGATTTCCATGAGTGATCCCTCGGTTTATTTCTTGGGTGGCCGGCTCAACTTGCCGCCGCGCGCTCGGTTCGTGCTCGGGCTCTCCAGACGCACGCCGTCCTTGTTGGACCCGCCGCGCGCAAGATCTTTCTTGTGGCTTAGGTCTTTACCCTTCCGGGCCGACTTGCCATGCTTCTTGTCAAAGGCCGCCCGCGCCCGCGCCCGCTCTTTCCGGGCCTCATCTTCGCCCCGTGCTTTTTGCTGGGTATATTCTTTTTTATAGGGCCGGTCGGCGGGGTTCTTGTAGGGCATTAGTATACTCCGTTGTGGGGGCACTGCTTCACAGGACAGTGCCGCTTGCACAGGCCGCTCGGCTTCGGGTTCCACACGCCGCTCTCGAACGCCTTGTCCATCCCATCATACTTCGCCAACCACTTGAGCCAAAGCTCTTTTCTCTTGTTGCGGTGGTAGGTCGCCTTCACGAAGTCATCGGCGATGACAAACAGCAGGCCCGCGCGGATCTCTTTTACCTCGGGGCGGTGGGCAAAGACCGTGAGTGCCATGAGCTCCAACTGCCCCGGATCGGCATAGCGCGATGATTTTCCGGTCTTGTAGTCCACGATATAGCACGTTTCATCCTCCACGATAGTGAGGTCAACGATGCCCCGGAACCACACATCCTTGTCGAAGAACCCGCAGGGTTTCAGCTCGGCCGTCAGGCCCAGCTTCTGTTCTGTGACCTTGAGCCCCGGCCGCGCGGCCAGCGCGTCCAGCATCGGTTGCGCGAAAGCGAACTTGGCGGAAATCGGCGTGCCGTCCCGGATGAAATCCTCTGCGGCCTTGTGGAACTCGGTGCCGTATCGCATCGCCTCGGTTTCCTCGAACGGATATTCCCGAAGCACCGTCGTGTGGTAGAACTGCTTGGGGCAGTTCTCGAAGGAGCTGATCCGGCTATAGGACCACGGGGCGGCCGCGGGGGGTTTCTTCATTGCATAACTCCATAGCTGCGGCCAGTCTCGGCCTCGCACGCCACCGGCAGGCCCTCGGCCCATTCCGGCGTCCACTGCATACAGGTTTCGATATAGGCACGGGCCTCGTCGGCCTCGTCCTCGGGTACACAGGATACCACGCTATCGTGCACTGTCAACACGACTTGGTATCGTTTCGCTATGCGTAGCATCTGCTCGCCCACGATAATTCGCGCCAGTGCCTGCGTCGCGTTCTCTACAAGTTTCCCTCCGTATAACCGGGTCTTGCCCGTCCGGGATTTATAGAAATACTCGTAGCCTTTCTCGCCCTGCTCAGCGTGGAGCTCCGGGTAGAACATCGCCAGTCCATTCGGCAAAACGACAGCGTTCCGGCTCGCGTCCACGCCCAGAACACCGGGGCGGCCGAAGTCCAGACTATCCCCTTGCTCCATGTAACGGATCGTGTTCTGGGCCGCGCGCCAGAGGGACCGGATCTTGTGGTTGGAGTGGCGGTAGATGTCGATGATCCGGCGTGCCTCGTCATCGGACACTTCCTGCCCGGCGTCACGTTTCAAGGTGCCTTGTAGCGTGAACCAGCCGACGCCATATCCGCACCCGAGGATCACTGTCTTGCCAACCGCGCGCTGGGCCCGCGTGACTTCCGCCTCGGGGATACCGAAGATCTGGGCGGCCATGCGGATATACGTGTCCTCCTTGCGGGCGAATGCATCCACGAGGTCGTTTTGCTCTGCCAACCATGCCAGCACGCGGGCCTCGATCTGGCTACTGTCGCAGTCGATCAGGACATATCCCTCGGGGGCAAGGATGGCGGTTTTGATCTGTCCCGCATTGGCGCCGCGCGACGGTAGGTTCTGGACGTTCACGCGCTGGGATCCCCCCCACCTGCCCGTATGGGCCGCGTAGTACCGTAACGGTATTGGGAGCGCCCCCCGCTCACCGATCTCGATGAAGCTCTGGGTCCGCGTTTCCTCAATCGTGCTCTTGTTACCCAGCCGGGCAGCTACCAGCGTCTGCACCTCCAGATCCCCGTGCTCTTGCAGCTCCAGAAACTCCAGATCGGTCTTGGCGAATGCGTAGGTCTCCTTGCCCGTCGTCGGGCTGATCTTTTTCGGCGGCGTGACGCCAAGATCCTCCAACATGCCCGCGAACTTATTGTTCGACATGAGGTCTTTCTTGTCGGTGATCCCGGCCTTCTCCAGCAAGGCTTCCTTCCGGCGCAGGGTATATTCCAGATGCCCTTGCAGGTGGTCCACGTCCAGCTCCAGAACCGGGTCGGTGAACATCCGTAGCGTCAGGTCAATAAGCCTCATCTCGGATTGCGGGAACCCTGTCTCCAGCATCTTGTTGAAGATCGCCCACGTCAGCTCGGTGTCCTGCACACAGTAGGCGGCATAGTCCCGCATCGCTTGGGGCGAAAAATCCTGCCGCCGCATTCCGATTGCCCGGATCACCTCGTCGCCCTTCTGACCTACGCCCCACCGCTCAGAGAGCGCAGCCAGCGAATGGCGTACATGCAGGCCGCTGATCGCGCGCGACATGCACATGGTATCGAACAGGGCTTTGGGGCGGATGCCGCATCGCCACGACAGAATGGCCCCGTCGAACATCGTGTTCTGGGCCAGCAGGGCACTGTTCTCCCAATCGAATTGGTGCAGATAACCCACGGTGTCCATGGCCGTCCCTGTGAACCACTCGGTCGGCCCATCGTTAATCTTGGTCGATACACCGATGACCTGAAACCGCGGATCCCGGATATATGCCTCCGTCGTCATCTTACTCAAGCTATATTGCTTGTCGTAATAAGTTTCAAAATCCAGTGTGATGATGTCCACTGCCCGCACCCCTATTTTCTATTGACTTCCGCGCGGGGTTCGCCGAGAATTTAATTTCCCATGGCGTTCCTTTCGCGCTCCGCCCCCGCCGCGACTACACACCGCGGCGGGGGTTCTTTTTATAGCAACATGGTGACCGCCGCGTATCCCACCGCATAGGCCAGCCCTAGAAGCAGGGCCATGACAAACAGGTTTTGTGGTCGTTTTTTCATCGGGTTATCCTCCATACGATGATCAGGAAAAAGATGAGTGAGGCTATGAAACTCACTGCGCTGGGCCAGTCCATCATTTCTTGTCCCTCATTTTGACAATCCCGAGGGTCCAGTGGCGGTCCTCGTAGACGCCTCGTTTCACCCGGCGGTATACCCATTGGTAGAACACGTCCGGATCATGACCGTGGGCGCGGGCGGCCGCGCGGGCCGACTCATACC